GGTGTCGTTCGCCGTGGGCAGCGTCCCAGTCGTTGCCGTGGTGGTGATATCACTGATTGCTGCAACTTGGGCAGCAGCCGTCGCACCAAAAAAGCCAATGGTGCTACCACTGATTTCCAGCTGAGTCGTCAGCGTCCCAGCAGTCTGAACCTGCAGCTTGAGCGCACCAATTTCAGCCGTCGTTGTTGGGTCAGAAATTGATCCTTCAATAGCGGCATAGTCACGCTCATTAGGCGTGCCGGCATCATCATTGCTGCGGTAATAAACCGTGCTGATGATGTCATCGGCTACGCCAGCAGCGCCAGCGCGATGGTGATACAGCGTGATGTCAGCCGAACTCGCCGAATCATTAACACTGCCCTCGATCTCTAGCGCCGTACTGGCAACAGTGGTGGTGATATGCAGCGGGTAATTTGGCGCTGTTTCGCCAATCCCGACATATTGGTTGTAAAGACGAATCCGGCTGGCATTAGTGCCGGATGCAGATGTCATGAGATCTAGGATCCCGTCCTCTGCACCGTTAGTGGTGGTTTGGATGCCAGCAATGATCTGGGCGTAGGCGTGGGCGTTGCCGCCGTCATCCTCACCGCGAAACTCAATATTGCCAAGGTTGTCGTTGGCAGCAGGTGATGCTGAGTTGCGATACAACACCAGATCAGGCGCAGTATCTAAGCCCGCGTCGGTGTTTTCAATGATGACCTGATCGGTCGTATCAGTGCTGAACAGATGCAGTTGAGCTGCAGCCGTACCAGTACCAAGCTGAAAACCAGCAGTCGTGAACTTGCCGGTAAAAGTTGAGTTATTGCTGATCGCCACCTCATTGGCAGCGGTGCGATAAATGCCAGACGTGCCGCTATCGCTTAGAAAACCAATCGACGGTGCGCCAACTGTGCCATCTGGCAAAGTGCGGAACAGCGTGCCCAACGTGATGTTCTTGTTTTTATCGACGTTGGCAGCTTCCGAAATGTCGATAACAGGCAGCAGATCACCTGTCGCCGGAGCGGTCAGGGATGTCAGGTCTGTGATCTTGCGGTCAGCCATTACCAGGGAACTCCGGTTTCTTTGGTGGGAGTGATGAGTTGGTCAATGCGATCTTGGAGCGCAGCTTCGATTTCTGCCACCTTCTCGTCACCACCCAGGGCTTCCTGCACCCAGCCGATCACCTGCTCTTCGGTCAGGTCGGCATAGGGGATCAGGTTGTCCGGGCGCTGGAACCCGACGCTCCCATAGGCTCCTGAGTTGTACGGGTTGCCTTCAGGATCCAGCACTTCGCTGATCGCCACCACCGAATAGTGAGCAGTGAATACAAACCCGTCGTCGGTTTCACGCTCCAGGGTGTTGATCTTCCAGGCGTAGGTGGTCATGAGATTGATGGTGATGCGATCAGGTTAGGCGAGCTGAAAACGGTAGAGAAGGGGACTCGTCTAGTTGGCGCGTGCAAACTCCCCGTGCAATTCCTTGCGGAGCTTGTCAACGGCAGCGGCTGCATCTTCCTTGCGGTCAAAGTAGCCAGCGGGATACACCTTGTAATTCAAGGTGACACAGCCGTACCACTTGTCCTTTTTTCGCATGACACCTTTGATGCCCGACTTGTTATCGGAACGTTGGCGGCGGTTCATGCAGTTCTGAGAATGGGTAGCCGCTCGCAGGTTCTCGATGCGGTTATCCAGTACGTCTCCGTTGATGTGATCAACAAACGGGACGGGATCATTGCCGTGCATGACCCACACCAAGCGGTGAACTGCGTAGAGCTTGCGGTTGATCTTGACCCGCCTGTACCCATCGCCATTGATGCCACCAGCAGGTCTCCCCATCTGGCGGCTTTTGCCGGGCTGCTTCCAATACAGCTCGCCGTCCCGATACTCAAGCAGTTCGTGCAGCAGATCCGCTGCCAGTTCGTTGGTTTTCATGACTACGCGCTCTCAAGAGCAGCAACTTTGGCCTCAAGGGTTTCGATACGCTCCATTGCTTCCTGCAGCGCCTTGACTGCCTTCATGTAGAGCACCGAATACTGCACCGCTTTGGTAGTAGTGCCGAGATCGTTGCCCTCAGCATCGCGGTCTGGGGTTTCATAGACCAGGCCAGGGCTGATGGCTTCAACCTCCTGTGCAATCAAACCAATTTGCTTGTGGGTCTGCCCCTCCTTAAGGTTGTAATTGCGGACCTGCAGCGCCTTGATGTCAGCCCACTGAGAGTTTGCGTCAACAACATTCTCTTTTAGCTTGATGTCAGAAAGAGCGGTGTAGCTGTTGTTTGTGTTCTGAACGTTGCCGTTCATGCTCACGCGGAAGCACTGAGTACCTCCCGTTCCGCCTATGTCGGTGCAACTGTGGAAGCCCCTGATCAAGTGATCGGCGGAGCCAGAGCCTGCTGCTGAAAACACGCTCAAGGCGGCACCAGCAGAGAACGATGTAAGATTGCCAACATTTCCAATCCTCATCCGCTCCGTCGGAGAACTCGCCCCAGACGCCGTAACGGAGAACACTAGTCTTGACGGGAGATCGTCTGCGCCTGGTGTTCCATCTACTTGGCATAAAATTTGTGCGCCGTAAGTGTTGGCATCAGTACCATCAGCGCCAACAAAATTGATAATTCCTAAATAATCACTGTTTTGAACAAGTGTATTTGAACCATTTGACGTACCCCTGGATTTGCCTAGCGTCAGAATCCCAGGAATGTCGTCATTGCTGTTTCTAAAAATACTGAGACCAAGACCTGTCGTTGATTCGATTTGAACTTGTCGTTCGGAGCCTCCTCCTACTTGACGGCTAGAAGACGTACCAACTAAGAGCCTGCCACTTGAATCCAGGCGGACGCGTTCTGCTGACCCGGTGTTGTCATAAAACCTCAAATCAGAGCCAGTAGCCTCAATCTTGTAAGAGCGGGATGTGGTTGCAAGCTGGTAATACGCTGCCCCTGTTGCGTTGTTGTAGACGTTTACGCCATCGGCTCCACCGCCAACGAGTAAATCAAGTTTGTGACCAACTGAAGTAGTGCCAATCCCTACGCGGTCATTGCCAGCATCAACGAAGAACAGGTTCGCGTTTGTATCACCTTCAATCCTGAAATCAACGTCCGCGCCGCCATCGTTAAATACCACCTCACTGGTGCCAAACTCAACCCGCTCAACGCCATTCGTGGCAATCGCTAGCTGATCAGCAGCAGGACGGAAGAATCCGGTATCCAGATCCGATGCAAAGGCAAGACCCGGCGATGCAGCCGAGCCGTCCTCCATCAGCATCGTGCCGTCAAGTTCTTGGATCGTGATCCAGCCGTCATTCGCGGCATTCCTTAGCTTGAGTTGCCCGTTCGTCGTATCTGCCCACCACATGTAGGCGTAGGTGGTTGCTGGTTCCGTCGCGTTGCTGTTATTGCTGACAATCGCCGCCAGGGCATTATTCAGGTCACTTCGCACCGCCGCGCCAGAGGCGTTAGCAATGACGTAATCGTGGGTAGCCATGCCTAGGGTTGCTCAGAGCCGTAGCCAACAGCCTGATACTGGAAGTCTCGATCCACTGCAGTGTTTGAACTGTTGTAGAAAGTGACCGTGAAACCAGTGCGGCTGCGGGATGTAACCCGATAATAGTCGCCCGAGTCAAGGTCGAATGCAGTGATGCCAACGTTCGGCGTTTCGTAGAACGCATTCGTAAACGTCACCGCTTTAGCGCCAGCGCCTGACTCGATCACACCGCTGCTCTCAGTCCGGCTTTCAAGCTGCATGGTGTAGCCCAGCTCATCGACAATCGGCGTCTGATCGTTAGCCTCAGAAGTTAGATCGCATTTGAACTGGAATTGCCGCCCGGTGTAACGCCCGGATTCCATCGGCTGCCATGGTCCAAAATCAATGTCGGACTCCATCTGGATGTAGCTGCCATCTTCCAGCAACAGAAAGTCGCCGTCTTCCAGCAACATTTCTTCGGCAGTGGTTGCTTGATCACTGGTGCGGAAATACAGCTCAGCACTCGTTCCGTCTGGTATATCGCCGTCGAAATCACTCCAGCGATCAATCAAGGCAGTCCGCTCATCCACCGTGTCAGACGGATACAGACCGCGACTTAGCAGCCTGCGCTCAAATACAACGCTGAACTTGCCGCCAAGATCCAGCACATTTTCAAAGAAATAGGTGCCACTTAAACGGCGATTACCAATGAAGTCAAACGATGACAGGTCATCAATATTAACGCCAATATCATCAATCGTCTGATCACCATCTAACACCAATCCGTCATATTCCTCGCTATAGAAGACGCCATCACTTTGCCCTTGGTACGGCGGAACGTCTTGATCCTCACGGACAATTTCAACGTTGAAACGCGGGATAGCGTTAGGCAGATCAATGACTGCGCTGTTTTCGCCAGTGCTATACAGCTTGGTTTTTTCATCACGCGCCTTCAGGAGGTATTCGCCCTCCATCAATGGCACAATGGCGTAATTAGTGGCAGCGGAAACCTCGCGGACCTTGACCGAATCTGCCCAAGCAGCGGTGCCATCCGTCTTGGTGCTGTGGCGGATGATAACCGAATAATTCAGTAGGTCATTACCAAGGATTGGAAAGGTCCAGCGCAGAATTGCATTGTCGCCATTGGCTTGGATGGTTACATCATCAATGTCAGGAGGTGGCGCAACATCACTAACACCAGACTCATTACCAGTCGGGTCTTCCTCAACCACAGGGTTTGGAACACTTCTTGTCTTTGAAACCCATTTTGATCTTTTGTTAATAGGAGCGATTCCAACCGCTCTAACTTCGAACACAAAAGTTCCGCCTGTTTTTAAGTTGTCAATTTCATAATTTGTGTTGGTGGTATCGTCATATCTCCAGCTGCCCGTGCCAATTCTGTATCGCAGTTCGTATCTGTTTGTATAGCCAGAAGTTCCTCTATCCCAGGATGCAATAGCAGTAAAGCGGTAGCCAGCGCTGATTTTGACTTGCCTAAAGGTAACCGCTAACCCTGTTGGTGCTGGTGGCTGTTCGTCAAAGGTGGTGATGTCGTCAAACTGCAAATCACCGCCAGCGTCGGCGACGCTATAAATGCTGTCGTTGTGCTGGACGCCAGTAATGGCATAAGTGCCATCGCCGTTATCAGCAACGGATAAGCAGCGGAATTTTTGCTCGGTAACTGTTGAAGCACTGATCGACCAGAGTGATTCCGCCTGTGGTGCAGACGAAAATGCGCTGGATACGTTAATAACCTTGCCGGACGTTCCAGAAATCGCCTTGCTCTGAACTGATCCGTCTTTCAGCGTGCAAGTCAGCACATGATTCGTACCAGCTGGCAGCGAAATGGTCTGATCGGTGGTGATTGCAGTTGTTGTTGCGCTTGCAATCCGACCCGCCAGCCGGGTGCCTTGGCGCATTTCGTCGGCAACGGCAAAAACCTGACCAGGCAGAACAACAGCGCCCTGCAAGCCAGTGGCAAACGCCACCACTTCACCGTCAAGCTCTTCAGATGCCAGCATCCAACGCCCTAGGCGCTGCGCTTGGAATTTCGAGGTGCAGCCGATGCCAACAATTTCCTTGACCTGATAGCCGTATTTGCTGATTAGCGTGGCGTCTTCAACCACCACATAATTGGATTTGTAGAAGTTGGTCGGATCGTTGTAACGAACGCGGATGCTTGTGCTGCGGGTTTTTAGCGAGCTGCCCGAGTAGTTAAACGCGCCTTCGACAACGTTGCTGTTGGTGTAAAGATGAGCAGCTGCTACATCACTGCCGTCTAAGTTGCCGTGATCTGCCGTTGCTTGAATCGTATTGGCTTGCCAGAACAGCATCCCGCGAAAGACACTGGCGAGATCCTGCAGAACATTGAACGCATCAGACTGATCACCGATGACCGTGTTGCAGGCAAAGCGCGGTTCTGCTGTGCCTTCTGGTGTTATAACAAGTTGGTTTGCGTATTGCGCCAGTGGGTACAAATCGACCCAGCTCATATTTGCTGCAGTGACAAAATCGCCCGCCCCATAACGCGGGTTAGTCACCATGTCGTAGAAGCAGCAGACCGGACAAGTGGTCCAGGCTTGCTTCAGTGTGCCGTTAAACGAACCAAGAAATTCAAGGCTGCCATCTGACCTGACTCGTGCATTGGCTGGAACGGAAACAATCCGACCTTTAATTTCATAGGCACGAGTAGGAAGGCTGGGAAATTGCCGAGTTGAAATCGACAGACCAGCTGTAACGCAATACGGATAAGCGCTTCTGACGTTTTGACTTTCAATCAGCGAAGTCCAAACAATCTGGTTGCCGCGCTTGTTAGACAGCGCCGTATTTTGCGAAATATCCTCAAAACTGGTGTATTTAACCTCGAAATGATTTTCGCCCAGATCAACTTTGACAACTTTAATGTTCCATGGACCAGTGCCGGTCAGGTTGATGCGCGGCGTTTTGATTTGATAGTTGCTTGTCGAAAGACCCGTAACAGTCCGGTCATAAACAAGGTTATAGGCGCTGCCTTTGTTCTGAACATACACCTTGACTTGGATCGTGCCATCAAAGAGTTGCCCTTGCGCCAGCCCTTCCATTGCGGTTGAAAACAACCGTGGGACAGTTAATAGCAGCTCTACAAAGTCAACTTCAGGATCGGTGACTTGGCGGATAAGCTGTCCGCTGCCATATTCACGAGCAGTAACTTCGCCGGTATCATCCAGAGTCTCGGAATAGTTCTTGCCTATTTCTGTGTTGATTTCAGTGACGGTTGAGCTGACGCTGCCCATTTGAGAAAGCTGAGCTTGCGTTTTGCCACCAAGATTAAACTCATACTGAATATCATCAGTTGCAAAATTATTAGTATTTCCGGTTTTTAATGGCGTCTCATCGAGATATACGCTTTCGCCTTGAACCGCCAAGCCCTGAATCGGACCTTCGCAGAGTAGGTCAACGATCTTGATGATTGATTCGCTGTTAAGTGCCATCTCAGAATGCCTCGGTGGTGTTACTGCTTATCGCGGTCGTGACCGACGGACAGTATCTGGACTTCACAGGTGTCGCGGCATTTGAAATCTTCAATCGTCACTCTAATTCGCAGCTGACTCACGCCAGCGGGCTTGGCGTAGTTTGTCCGCTGAATCCAGAAATATTGCTGCCCTTCTCTTAACTGACCTTGGATAGTGGCGACAGATGAACCCAAGGGTGTGCCGGTTGCAAGGTCTTGCACTTCAACGCTGTAGGTGATTCCGCCGTCTACGACTGACGTGCCGGGACCTGCAACGAAATCATATAAACCTTTGCGTAAAGCCAGGACAACATCAGCGCCTGTTTTTGTTGAATCAAGAGTAAAAGCATCTGGAATAGTTAGCGCTGTGTTTTTAACCATCTTCAGGGTTGGCAAGTAGCCCCATTGCGGTCCCGTGTAACGCAAGGTGCGCTGGGCTTCAACGCCTGACGTAGCAGTGAAAACGTCAAACTGAAGCACCTCACCGCCTAGGCGCACTTCACTGGTAGCGGTTGCAGTGTCCTTAGCTTTAGATGGCACCTTCAACGGATCGGATTCGTCCGTCACTTCGATGTTGGCGGATAGCAGGTGGCTACCAACTAACGCCTTGCCGTAGACGACTGGGATTGTTGCTCCAACGCCAACGCTATTGGCTGCACCCGTGTAGGCGTAGGACTGTGCGCCGTCACTGCCTCTGATGTCGGACTGAAAGCCGTCCGTGCGAGTCGTACCAGCAAAACGACTGCCGCCAAACTGACTGCCACTGATAGGCAAGCGCGGTTGAGGCGACAGCATCTGGGTGATGCCGCCCAAAACCAAAGACGCACCAACACCTACAAATGCCGTGCCCACAGTTCCGATTCCAGCAAGACCTCCTAAAGCGACACCAGCAGAAGCAATCGCTCCGATACCAAATGACAGCGCAATAATTGCGACACCAGCCAAAACCCTCCCGAAGCCGCCACCACTACCAGCAACCACTGGCGTCAACACCAAATCATTGCTGCCCATTGGCAATTGAAGATCTGGGTAATCCAGTGCAAAATCCGCCTGCACTAACTGATAGCCAATCCCATGCTCATGGGCGTGGACTAATTCCTCTTGTAGCTTCGGGAAATTGATGCAAAGCAATTTGATCGCTTCGCCAGGTGTCCGCAAGTTGAAATAGGTGTGCTCAAAGCCGTAACGCTCACCTAGATCGCCCATCAGTCGGACAACCTGCTCCATATCGGAATACTGCCGCGACCCTTCGAGCATAGTAGCTGCGCAAAGGCTCCACAACACTGAGGGAGTCCTGCTGCTGATGCAAAATCCGGTCGTAATCAACCAGCACTGCAGCGTGCATTGGCGTCTGAGTATCGAGCCGCATGATCAGCACATCGCCAGGCTGCCTGCGCTCATAATCCACCTGGCAAAATCCAATCCGCTCCGCCTGCTCCAGGAAAATGCTTTGGCAGGTTTCAAGATCTGCTGGGCGCTCAAAATCAGGCAGCTTTACGCCTTGCAAGCCAAAGAAGTCCCGCACCAAGGAAAAGCAATCGTTGACGCCGTACTGCCAGCGCCTACCGATCAAGGATTGATAGTTGACCATTCATCCTCCGGCACAGACCAAATATGCCAAGGGACGCCAAGGTATTTGCAGGCTTTTAGATCAGCTTCACTTGCGCCACCGCCCATTGGGTGTGAATGGACCACTGCCTCAATCGTGCCAGTCAATGCAGCCCGTGCATAATCCCGTGGGTCCAAAACAAAATCCTGTTCGGGATTCTCCGCAATGTTGCGACACGGCAGATAACAACCAGAGACAACCAAACCGCAGGCTTCGGCGGGCAATAGCTCTACGGCGTGGCGCTCGAACTCACATCTGAAGTCGGGCACCAGCGAATCCTCCGAACGGCAGATTTCCAGAGGTGAAGCGCAAGGCACAGCTGTTGTAACGCTTGCCGCATTGATCGTTGGCAGCCGTTGTCACGTTGTCGTTCACGTCGAAATAGCGTTTGCCGGTGTAGCCACATTCAGTGCCGCGATAGCGCCAAGGGCAATGCTCAAGCACCTGACGGCGAGGCAAGGCAAGATTCAGCAAATCCAACTTGCTAGTCAGCTCAAACTCAACCAGCTGCGGGTTCTCTTGGGCAACGCGGTCGATATACCAGATCTCATCCTCAAACTTGGCGGTTGGGTCTGCTGTTGCATTGCCGCCGCTGAAGTTGACAGCATCAAGAAACTTTTTACAGGTGCGGATCCGCGTCACCTTTGCCTGCAACGGGTTGTAGAGCACCAGCAGTGCAGAAATGGCGCTATTGGCATTTGCAACACGCATTGTCGGGCGCGGCAAAGTGCCCTTAGTCGTCATCTCAAAGCCTTCAACCTCAATCGGTGTTGCGGCGTAGGTGATGCCATTAAATACGATGTCCGCCGTCAGTTCATTCGTGCCAGCGTGATAATAAAAAGTGGAATCAACGCCATTAACGGCAAGAGTCAGCTCCATTTGGAACAGCTCGATAATTGCCGACGGCTCAAGCTTGTAAAGCTGCTCTTGAATTGACTGCGGAACGGTCATGGCTCAAATACTTGCCGGAATGTTGCCGTGATTGTGGCGCGATTCAAATAGGGAATGGTCTTACCCCACTCTTGGCAAATCCATTTGTATTCAGTGGCGCTATCTAAGGGCGTCCATTCAAAAGCCTCAACACCACCTCGCGCATCCAGAAAGTCCTCGATTGTGTCGGCGTCAGTTTCGGAAACTTCCCAGGTCAGATTCCACTCTTTCGGGTTTTGATTAAGACCAAAGGTTGTTCTCTGGCTGTAGCCGGATCCGAACTGAGCGATTCGCACGTTGGGGGCACTGTTTTTTTGTGCGCCGTAGGTTGGGGTTATCGCGGGGAAGGTAGCCATTAGGCGAGCAGACCTCCGGGTCGTTGCTGATTGATCAACTCGGCACGGACAGCAGCGCCGATTGCAGAGCCAAGGGCTTTAGCTTGATTGCCGTTACCTTGTACGTTACTGCCGGTGGCGTCAACGTTGACCACGATGTTGCTGCCGCCCATTGCATGGTTCGGAACAATATTGCCGCTGGCGCCAGGGACGAACAACTCGGGGCCGCGTTCGCCGACCATGTACGGCTTATTCGCAGTAACTGGTCCGCCGTTTGCTCTGCCCAGTAATGAACCACCGCTAAATGCGGATGGGTTAAACGTCGGGCCGCCACCGCCAAATGCAACTGCGCCGTACTTGTCTCCGGCACTCTGTGTCGCAGGAATACCTGCAAACATGCGAGCAACGCCGATCGCGATGTAGGTCGTGATCATCTGCGCCGCTGCCTTCATCAGCAGATTGGCAATGTTATTTAGGAAGTCCGCAAACACTTCTTCCGCGCTCTTCGCGCCAGAAATCATCTGCATGGCCCCAAACGTGGCCAAATTTCCTGCCTCTTGTGCAGCTTGGCCAATTAGCGGATACTTCTTCAGAACTTCATCGAGTTTCTCCTTCTGGAGGTCTAGAAGTTTTGTTTCTACAGTGAAGCCGATAATTCCCTCTTGGGCACGCTCCATGCGCTGGCCCAAAGCGTTTGTTATCTCTTTGGATAGCCCTGCTTGCTTAAACAGTTCTTCGGTCTCTAGCCGGAGGTATTCCAGTTCTCGAATCCGAATATTCTCGCGTTCTAAATCAAGGCGTAGTTCTTCCTGTTTAATCTTGGCTACTTGAACAGCTCTGTTCTCGTACTCAATTTCAATCCGCAGACGACGTTCTGCTTCGCCAGATCCGGTTGTTAGCTGCCGTACCTGTTGATCAAAAGAGCGCTCAAGACGCTCAGCAAGCTCTAGAGACTGTTGTAACTCGCGCTTGAGTTTCTCTGCTTCTTTATTACGCTCAGGTTTTTTAGGCGGCTCAAAAAATGTAACTTTTCCGATGAGATCACGAACCTCTTCGAGAGATTTCTTAAACGCATCGAGACGCTCTCTTCTGTTTTCGTCGAATTGTTTTTGCAGCTTCTCACCTCTTTCCTGACCGAACGCGGCTGGATCCATAATGCCCATCGACATTTGGGAAGTGGCTGCAGCCGCAAGCAGGCGATCCATCAGAGTGACGCGCTCGGCGTCTTTAACAGCCTGCTTTTCTGCAATACGTAAACGTGCTTCTGCTAGCCCCAGTTCTACGCTTGCTGCGTTTCCTATCTTTAGCTGATCGAGTAGCTGACTAGCTGTTTGATTGCCAATACGCTTTCGGTCAGCAAAAATTTCTTTTGCCAGCTTAAGTTCCGTTGTTGCCGCTGCTAATCGGTCGAATGTTCCGGGGTCATCGCCAAAAATTAGGGCTAGTGCTTCTTTATTTGCAACGGCGTCAAAGTCAGAAAACGCTCCGAACAAGTCCATCGCCTCGTCTTTGGCGATGCTCATCGTTTTAGCTAAATCGTTAATGTTTCCACCTGTTATTACAGCTTCACTACCTAAATTAGAAGTGCGCGCATTTAATTTGTTCAGGCTTTTATCGAACTCTTCTGCTTTAGTTATCGCATCGCCGATAGCAGTACCGATAATAGAAAGAGCGAAGCCGAACCCACCTCCAAGCGCGCCACCTACTGCACCACCTAGTGCACCGCCGGCGGCGGCAACTCCGCCTTGTCCAAACAACAAGGGAAAACCGCCACCGATAAGAGCACTACTGGTTGCGGTCGCAGCGCGACTACGTATCTGCTGGTTGCGTTGCTGTATTTGTTGGCGCCGCTCTAAAATAGCGTTTATTCTTTGTTCAGTCTGTTCTGCACGATTGGCAAGAATTAAGTTTTGTCTGCGCTCTTTTCCTGATAATTGCAATGCGCGGCGCTCTGCTTCAAGAACGCTGGTGCTTACTTTTGTGGCGCCACTTACATCAATAGTGCGTACTTTTTGAGCTGCTTGCTCAATCGAATTAATCTCACGCTCTAGCTGTCGTAAATGGTTTAGACCCTTTACGGATAGTTCAATATCTACGCCGTAATTAGCCACGATCCAGCACGTAGAGCCTTAATCCGCAGTCTATCGCGCTGTCATTGATCGCGCCCCTTTACTGGTGCGCGCTCGATCCATCGCGCGCTCCTCCTCTTCGCCCTTCAGCTCGTAAAAAGCCGCCCATCCAATCAGTTCTTCCTGCGTGAGCTGGGCAGACAGCTTAGCCACCGTCATGCCTAGCTCCTTGGCCAAGAAAAACAGGAAGAGCCAGTCCTTATTAGCTTTTGAGAGCGGCCTTCGCTTCCTCCACCTTGTTTTCAGCGCCGGAGGTCAGCATCGCCAGCTGGATTTCTTGGAGAACGCTGGCCCGAACGTCGCGGCGCAGGGCAGCGCGTTCGCCGTCAGTGAACAAACGCTTGCCGTCTTTGTCCAGAGCCTTTTCGATCATCAGGCTCAGGGCGAAATCGCCGGCATCGTCGCCGTCAACTTTCTTTTGGATGGATTCGCGCTCGGCGATCGTCAAGGGGTGCCAGTAGATCTCCAGTGCGACTTCGCCTTCGATTTTCAGTTCGTACTTA